TAATGTCTCCTGCTTTATATGCTTTAGCTGCATTTTGTCCTACTAGATTAAATAAAGTTTTTGATCCTAAAGTGTTTTGAGAAGCTTTTTTATTTTTAGCTAAAAGATCTAATACTCTTTTACCATCACTTTCTCTTGGTTTAGCTTTAGGTAAAATTACAGGGTCACTACCACTTGCATAACCTATTCTACCACCATTAGCTCTATATTCTGCTGTGTTAGTTTGTACAAAGTTATCTACTTCTTCTTGTGTAGCGTTCTTATTTAAATTTGAATAGTACTGTCTTAAATATTGTTTCAATGCCTCAGGGTTTCCTTTTAATTCATTTAATTGTTCGTCTTCCATACCTCCGAAAGCTCCTCCAAGACCTAAGATACCAGCACCACCTAATAATTTTTGTGTACCAGATAAACCACCTATAAAATTTTTAGCTTTACCAAATAAACCCATGATTCCAGAACCACCCCCAAAACCAGATCCTGGTTGTGTCATTCCCATTTTACCAAGAATGGCACTTAATCCACCGCCGCCCATAAGAGCATTAGCACCGAAACCTAATATGGCTGCTTTACCTATAGGTGATTTTATAATACTTTTAACACCTTTACCTATGGATTTAACTATACTCCCTAGTCCGTAAAGTTGTCTTGGATTTTGCATTCTTGAAATTGGCATAATTTATTGTACAGGAAAATGAGTTATTTTACAACTCAGAACCGGCCCCTAAGTTAATTTCTTCTACAGTAATATTTACATCTCTGCGTATATGTTCTGGCTTAGTGTCTGTTTCAGAGTTATTTACATCAGCCTCTGATTCTGCATCTGACATATATTCTTGACCTGTTTTTATATTGGTTAAGGTAACTTCACATTTAGGTGTAATAATCATAGTCTTTTTACCATTAACTGTTTCGTATCTTACGGATGCTTCTGTTTCTATAAATGACATATTTAATTCCTGTTTATTTCTAGTACAGACAACGTAACATGCAACCTATTTGCAGTAGCTGCTGTAACTTGTAGTACTTCGTTTTCCATCATTATAATGGGTTCTGTTATTAATTGTTCGGTTGCGTTAGCGCCAACAGCTTTTACATTGTATAGACTAAAAGAATCAGCACTTGCTGGATCTCCAGCAAATAATTTTACTGTAATTGTATCTGCATTTCCAGTATCTTCTGATACATACATAGATTTTAATATTGCTCTAGAGTTTGATGGAACAGTATATACAGTCGTAACTGCATTAGTTGTTAAATCTTTTTTAGCATTTAAATATATATTAGCCATTAAACCACGTAAACCTTTCTTGTTCTTGTTTTTGTTCGTTTAAAAATGTAGAATTTAATTGTTCTACAACTAAAGCTATTGCTCTATTAATTTGTTTCTGGTTAGAGATATCATATTCCTCTTTAGGTTCTGGTACTCTCACTACTATTTTAGCCATTTTTTCCTACAAAATAACAAAGTGGTAATAATATTTTTCTATATACTCTGCCTAATAAATGAGTCTTGCCTCTTGTTGCCTGTCTCATGTCTATAGTACTATGTATTGCAATATGTTCTAATACCTTCTTAACAATTTTATTTCTTTTAGCTATTTTAATTAATGGTAAGAATATTTTGTGATAACCTTTTTGATATTCCGGAGCAAGGTCTTTGTGAAACTTCATCCAAATTTTATTTCTAAAAGATCCAAAACCATAAGACTCGTTCATCATAGTACAAACTATTTTAGTGCTACCTCCAGTACCAGCGCCACCTTCTCCACCTGTTGCTCCAGGGCTTGTATCATTGCCTGTTATAGTATCAGAAAAATTACCTGTTCCAGTAGGATCAGCTTTACTAGTATCACCATCATCAAAATCACTGAAATCATATCCATCACTACCACCATAATAATCACTTGAATAACCACCACCAGGTGCTGTTCCACCTGCGTCTATTACTGAATTATTTCCACCACCATAATAATCACTTGAATAACCACCACCAGGTGCTGTTCCACCTGCATCTATTACTGGATTACCACCATAATAATCAGTTGTATAACCACCACCAGGTGCTGTTCCTCCTGCGTCTATTACTGGATTACCACCATAATAATCAGTTGTATAACCGCCTCCAGGTGCTGTTCCTCCAGCATTTATTACTTGATCACTTGGTACGTTAAATTCATCTACTACGTCAGAAGTAATAGTTGGATCTGTTATTGAAGTAATACCATCAAAGTCATTATTATCTGTGTCTGTAATTGTATCTGGGAAATCATCGTAGAATACATCAGTAGGAGTTTTTGTAAATACACTAGTATTTTTTATTTTATTGTTTGGATCAAAGATATCTATATTTTCATCATCTTCTTTTTCTAAATTAATAGCATTCTCTATTGCTATTTTATTAGCAAGAGATTTATACGTTGGATCTTTAGCTAAAGATTTATCATCAAAAACCATATCTGCTTTAGTTTTTGCACCAAAGAAACTTTTTTCTGCTGCATCAAGAGCAGCTAACTTTGCGGCTTTTTGTTTAGGGTCTTTCATATTTTTTTCAATTGTAGCTCTTCTTTTATCAAAAGTTTCTTGAGTTACTTTGGCAGCATTATATCCCGCCATAATATTTGATCCATCTGCTTTATTTATATCACCACCATCAGATACAAATTGTCCGATATCATTTAATTGCATTCCTGAACCTAACAATTCATTTTCTAAAATAGCTCTTCTGTTAACAGGAATTTTAGAACCTAAGTAATCTAATCCTTTACCTATAAAACTATTATTAATCATATTTCCTACTTTAGTTTGTGGAGGATATAAAAAAGATGAATCTGATAGTATACCTGAAGGTATACCTACACCACTTTTTGCTTCAGCTTGTCTATAACTATAAGGACTATAATTACTTTTTGTTCTTGTAGAATTAGGATCAGAATTATAAACATTATTTCCACCACCACCACCACCTTGTATAGGTAATATTTTTGTTATAGGGTTTACCGGAGGTTGAGGAAATAAACCTGGTGGATTAATTTCCGGAGGAGTGACTCTTGGTGTTTGAGTTATATCAGGCATTCCCTGATTTAAATACTCCATTGCTAGTTCATATAAAGTTTTTGCCATTATCTTCTCCCGTCGGGTTGTACGTCAATTCTGAATGTTCCAAAACGCCAACTTTCCCCTGCACCATCATTTTCTATTTTGATGTTGACGAAACGGCCTCTTGCTCTAGTGTCCTTTTTATCAGTAGTTGAGTTAATTGTAAAGGGACTTAAAGCTGTTGTAGTCTCTGATTGTTGAGGATATCTTTTAACACCTAATGTTATTTTAGCATCCCCTTGTAAATTTTTAAAATCAGGTACAAATCTTCTTACTGCTAAGAATGTTTCTCCTGATATTGCTGGTCCTGAAGCTTTACCGTCAGGTCCTTTTTGTTTAGATTGTAGGTCAAAATCATATGATTTAACAAAAGAAGTAACTGTAGTTGTTGACCCATCTGGATTAATTTGATCTGTACCTACTTCATGCTCAAATAAAGTTGTTTGACCTAAGCCATCTTCACCTATTACTGTAGGAAAAGTTCCTGTATTAGAACTATTAAATTTTGTTGCAATAGGTTTTGGATAAATAGTAGCATCAATCCAAGTAGTTCTAGCTTCCGTTCCTATATACCAGACTCCACCTTTCATTGCTTCACCATAGTTAAATACCACATATTGATCATTATATTCTGAATTAGTAGAAGGGTAATACCAAGTAACCTCTGTAAATAAATTATTAATACCTGCACAAATCTGTTGACCTTTTGTTGTATCTATCTGATCATATACATAATCTTCAACAGAACAAGGTAATGATTTAACCGTACCATCAAACATAAAAAACCCATTTGAAGACATCCAAAAAGCTACACCATCTATTTCAATAGCAGCGTTCTTACCTATCAATCCACAGTTAGTCCCTACTTGCTCGAAACCAAATGTAAATGGAGCTCCAATAAATTTCATAGTGTAAACAGCATTATCTGTCCAAACAAGAATAGTTTCTTTAGCTTTTAAAGCTCCTATAATTCTTGTTCCATCTTGTAATCTTTGTGAACCTGCTGAGTTAATAGAGGTAGGCACATAGTCATTAATATCTTCTTGTTCTGAAAATCTTATAAACATATCATCTTGAGATGTACTATCTCCAATTATTGTTTCTGTTCCTAAATGAATTAAGTGACGTGTTGTAGGAGATACTAAGGTAACTCTTGTAGCTGTTGGATTATTAGCAGTTGAAAAACCTGAAGTACCTGTTGATGCTCTAGTTGTAAATCTTGCTGCAATACCTGCATTCCATGTAAATGTTTTACCATTTGCAATAGTCGCAACTAATACTTGACCAAAATTACTTAACGACCATAAAGCAGATTCTAAGGTAACTTGTGAAGCTTGAACTGCTGAACCCCAACCTGTATAATCTGATGCGTCTGTTACAACTGCTCCAGTGCTATGAGCTTGACCATTTGATGTACCTGTAGTTGCGGTCCCTAACGCTCCTCTAGTAATACCTGTTAAAGTATTTGTACCTTTACCTTGATATGTAATTAGTTCATTACCTACTGCTATAGTTCCTGCTGTTGGAAAACCTGTGTTGGATGTAACATTAATAACAGTACCTGATCCTCCTGTACCTGCAGTATCCGCAGTTAAAGATCCGTTTAAAGCAGTGGTTAAGGCCCCTGAAACAGGTCCACCATATTGAGAAATACCAAAACCATAACCATAAGTTTGTGCTGCAGGACCTATTTTTTCATAAGGTATTACAGAAATACTTCCTCCTGTAGATACGGTACCTGTTGCATTAGTACTTTGAGTAATTGTAAAAGTTGTTGTTGTAGGTGCTGTAGTTACTTGAAATAATTTATCGTCAAAATCACTTGCATTATATCCAGTACTACTAGGTAAGGTAACACTAACAAATAAAACTATATCTCCAGGTTCTAAATTATGAGCACTTGCTGTAGTTATGGTACAAATTGGAGAATTATTAACAGTTGCAATGGTAGAAGATGCTAAAGGAGTTTTTAAAGGGGTAATATCAAATAACTGACCTTCAAAATATATAAGTAAAAATTTATCTGTACCTATTGCAACATATCTGTTGCCGTCTAAATCTACAAATGCAAATTCTTTTCTAGCAACACCTACAATAGTATCAGTTAATAACGAAGACCAACCTCCTACTTTTTCTGGTAAATTGTATCTAAATCTTGTGTTGTCTGAATCTACCCAACGAAATTCTGCACCAGAAGTGGTGTCTTGTTTATCAATTCCAGGTAATACTTTAAAATCAATTAGAGCCATTTTTCAGCTCCTATGATGTGTTGCTTTTATAAGCCCAGCCTCTTGTTGAGTCTATATATACTAATGTAATAGATTGACCATTAGTATTTAATGTTAAATTATTTGTTGCAGAATTAATAGGCTTTCCATTTCTATTAATAATACAGTTGTTAGATCCCCATGTACCTCTAGCATCAATAATAGTTACTTCATCACCTGTAACCGGTGAAGCAGGTAAAAGTATAGTGATTGGGTTAGCTGTTGTGTTAGCTAAAATTTGATCAGCAGCTATGGCTGTATAGGGTGTGTTTGAATCTGTAATTGTATTATAACCTTTTTGAGTTATTCCTTTAGTGGTATTTGTACCATCTGATTTAACCAACATAGTTGATCCCACAGATATAGGTAAAGCTGTTCCACTTGCTGTTAACACACTTAATGTTCTATTTGAAGTTCCTCTAACAGTTGCATCTTCAAGAATAAAAACCCTTTCTGCACTTGCCGGCATTGTTACAGTTCTATTAGCTGTCAAGGTACCTGTTAATTTAATATATAAATTTTTACCATTTGAAGTAGCTCCATTATCTAAAGACAATGTTACATCTGATCCTCCAACGGCTAAAGCTAAATAACCTGATGAGGATTGTTGTAAAATTTGTAAATTAGTATTAGTAATAGTTCCCCATAAACCAGCTTTTTCTCCGGTTGTTACAAGTTCTAATTTTAAATCTGATGAATAAGTTGATGCCATAATTTATTTAATAAGGTTCAATTGGAGTCCATGTCATATTTACTCCAGGTATAATATCATTCCAAGTAATAACCCCTGCTTCTCCTGTGTTTGCGGTTAGTTGTGATCCAGTTGGATTTACAAGTGCTGTACCTGATACTGTAACACTTCCTGTTGATAAGGTCAATGCATTTCCAGTAACAGCAGCTGTTACATCTATTATTACTGTGGGACTTCCTATTCCAAGAGTTACTTGAGATCCTGTTGGACTAACAACAGCTGTCCCTGTAACTGTTACAGTTCCTGTTCCAAGAGTTACTTGAGAACCACTTACTAAAGCGTCAGCATTTGTAGTAGCTATAGCAGTACCAACTCCAATACTTAATGCATTACCACTTACATTTATAACAATATTTGGATTAAAGAACGATGTCGATATTGGAGCACCGGATAAAGTAGTTAGTCCGAGCATGGTCTACGCTCCGTTGTCGATGATGTTATTGCCTTCGATCTCGGCCCATTCTTGAATTGCTTGGTAA